GACGCCGAAGACCGCGCCACCCTGGAACGCCACCTCGGCATGGCGACCGTCGCCGCCCGCAAGGCACCCAAGGCCGACCAGAAAGACCTCGTCGGGTTGCAGCAGACGGCTACCCGGTTCAAGAAGCAGGGCAACGGCACCGTCCGCATTCGCGTCCTGCGCGACGCCCTGGTCGAACGCGACCCCACCCTCGTCAAGGCCGCCCTGCCGTCGTGCTGGGCCGAGGAAGTCGTCGGCTACGTGTGGCCCACCGACGTGAAGCCCAAGGAGCGCGAGCACCCGGTCAAGAAGGACGACCACGCCATGGACGCCATGCGCTACCTGGTTGGCTACGTGGATCTCGGGTCCGACTTCGGGTTGAGGTTCTGGTGACCGCCGCGGCGTGGGGCCGGCCGGTGCCGGCGCGGCCGGTGGCCGGTGTGCGGACCCGACGCGACCGGTGGCGCGCCGCCCTGCGCACCGCGGCCGTCCGCGCCGCACGCACCCGGGCCGTGGCGTCGGCCCGCACGTTGCTGCCCGACGCCGCCGGTCTCGGTCTCCTGTCCGCCGCCGCCTGGCAAGTCTCCACCGGCGTCGGCCTCGCCGCCGCCGGCATCGCCTGCCTCATCTTCGGATGGCGGGTGAACGGCTGATGCCCTCACTGCTCGGCGACGTCGTGCGCGCCGTCACCAACCGCGCACCGGTCGCCTACACGTCGACCGGCATGAGCACCGTCGGCGGCATGTTCAACGCCGGGCAACGCGGCCGCACCGCCGAGCTCGGCGCGATGGCCCACTCCGGGACCCTCTACTCGGTCGTCAACCGCATCGCCTCGTCACAGTCGGCCGTGCAGTGGCACCTGTACCGCACCGCCCGCTCCGGCCGGCCCGAAGACCGCGTGGAGGTCACACGGCACGCCGCACTCGACCTGGTGCGCACACCGAACGAGTTCATGGCCGAGACCGAGTTCTGCGAATCCACCCAGCAGCACGAAGAGTTGGCGGGCGAGCAGTGGTGGGTGGTGTACCGCTCGCCGCTCTCGCCGCTGCCGTTGGAGTTGTGGCCGGTGCGCCCGGACCGCATCTGCCCGGTGCCGGGCGGCGACTTCCTGTTGGGCTACGAGTACACCGACCCGGACGGCGACAAGATCCCGCTGCGCCTGGACGAGGTGATCTTCACCAAGCTGCCCAACCCGCTCGACCCCTACCGCGGCCTCGGTCCGGTGGGGTCGCTGCTGGTGATGTTGGATGCCGTCAACCTCAGCCAGCAGTGGAACCGGAACTTCTTCCTCAACGGCGCCGAACCCGGCGGCGTGCTGAAGGTCCCCGCCCGCCTGACCGACGCCCAGTGGGATGAGAAGCAGAAACGCTGGGCCGCCGCGCACCGCGGTGTCGCCGCCGCGCACCGCGTCGCGATCCTGGAAGGCGAGGGCACCGACTGGATCGAACGAAAATACACGCAACAGGACATGCAGTTCGCCGAGCTGCGCACCGCCGGCCGCGACTCGGTGTACGAGGCGTGGGGTGTGTCCGGGTCGGTCATGGGTGTGATGGAGGGCGCGAACCGTGCGATCGCCGACGCGCACCGCGCCGAGTTCGCCCAACTGATCACCCTGCCGCGGGCACGGCGCCGGCGCACCACCCTGAACCGGAAGCTGTTGCCGCTGTACGGCACGACGGGTCAGGGCCTGGAGTTCGACTTCGACTCGCCGGTGCCCGAAGACGCCGAGGCGGAGAACGCGACCCGCGAGTCGCTGGCGTCGGCGTTCCTGGACTACGTCGCGGCCGGCGCCGACGGGAATCTGGTCGCCAACTTCCTGGGGCTGCCGGATCTGGGGTGGCAGCCCCCGGCCACGCCGTTGCCGCTGCCCGCGCCCGTGCCTGGCGGCGGACAGGGCGGGACGGCGAACCGGCTGCGCGCCTGGGCGCAGCGCATCGACCGCGAAGCGGTGAAGGAGCTGACACCATGAAGATCAGTCTGGCGAACCTCGCCGCCTACGGCACCATGACCGACGCACAGCGGGTCAAGGCCGGCGTGCCCCGCGTGCGGCAGCTGTCTGACAAGCCGTTCACGCTGCGCCTGACCAACGCGGCTGCTGAGGGTGAGCCGGCCGCATTGGACGTGTTCGGCGAGATCGGCTGGTCGTGGTGGGGCGACGGCGTCGAGACCGGCGAATTCGCGCAGCAGCTGGCCGCGGTGACCGCCGACACCATCACCGTCCGCGTCAACTCACCCGGCGGAGACGTGTTCGACGGCATCGCCATCACCAACCTGCTCCGCGCCCACCCGGCCACGATCAACGTCGTCGTCATGGGCCTGGCCGCCAGCGCGGCGTCGGTGATCACTATGGCCGGCGACAGCATCTCGATGATGCCCCAGTCGGAGATGATGATCCACGACGCCTCCGGCATCTGCATGGGCAACCCGGCCGACATGGCCGACATGGTCACGCTGCTGAACCACGTGTCCGACAACATCGCCTCGGCCTACGCCGACCGCGCCGGCGGCACCGCCCAGGAATGGCGGGACGTGATGCGCGGCGAGCAGTGGTACACGGCGCAGGAAGCCGTCGACGCCGGCCTGGCCGACCAGGTCGGCAACGCACCCACCGCGGCCGCCGCCACGAATGGCTGGAACCTCAGCTTCTACGCCTACCAGGGCGGTGGCCGCGCACCCGCACCGCCCACCGCTCCGGCCGCCGCCGTGCAGCCGGCGGAGACACCACTCGACGTCGGGTCCGACGAGGACTGGGCCCGCATCTTCACCACGCTCTGAAGGAGGGACACCACATCATGGCCAAGACGCTCACGCCACCGACCACGCCTGACGAGCTCAGGGAGATGCTGGCCGACTCGAACAACCGCCAGCTGCTGGCGAAGGACCCGGAGGAATTCCAGAACGTCGTCGACGGCTACGCCCGCACGTTCCTGAAGAAGGACGAGACGATCCTGGCGCAGGCCGCCGAGGAATCGCAGCGGCAGCTGGCCGACCTGCTCCGCGCGGCGAAGGAGGAAGGCTTCGGCCCCGACGCCAAGGTCAAGGCCAAGCTGGAGCAGCACTCTCGCGTCAAGCAGGCGTTCGCCGTCGCCCGAGCGAAGGGCACCGCCTACAACAACAAGGCGCCCGGCGCGAAGATCGACGCCGAGCTGAACCTGGACATCGCCGAGATGTTCCAGGCCGCCTGGTGGAACGCGGCGAACCTGCCCGACGCCGAGAAGGCGTTGGAGAACAAGGAGAAGATCCGCAAGATCCAGGCGTCGTTCGGGTCCGACGTGCCCGCCGACGGCGGGTTCCTGGTCGGCGAGGAGTTCCGGTCGGAGGTGCTGCGCCTCTCGCTGGAGGGTGCGTTGGTGCGGCCCTACGCCACGGTGATCCCGATGTCGGGGTTGCGGCTGCACATGCCCGCCGTCGACGAAACCAGCCACGTGTCGTCGGTGCGGGGCGGCATGGTGGGCTACTGGACCGAGGAAGGCGCCAAGCTGGTCGCCACGTCGGCCAAGTTCGCCGCGGTCATGTTGGAGGCCAAGAAGCTCACCCTCTACTGCGAGGTCCCCAACGAGCTGCCCGCCGACGCCACCGCATTCTCGGCGTTCCTCGGCCAGGTCATGCCCGAGGCGATCCGCTGGTTCGAGGACGACGGCTTCACCTCAGGTTCCGGCGTCGGTGAACCGCTGGGCTGGCTGCTGGCACAGGCCATGGTCCAGGTCGACCGGTCCGGGAACACCGACGGCACCAACCCGGTCACCGACGGCACCATCTCCTGGACCAACGTGATCGACATGTACGCGCGGATGCTGCCGCAGTCGCTGGGCATGGCCCGCTGGGTCGCGTCGATCGACTCGCTGCCCGCGATCGCGCTCACCGCGTCGGCGGCCGGCTACCCGATGTGGCTGTCCGACGGCCGCGGTGGCCTGTCCCCGACGCTGTTGGGCCGGCCGATCCAGTTCACGGAGAAGACGCCGCAGCTGGGCACGGCGGGTGACCTGAACTTCGTGGACTTCTCCCAGTATCTGATCGGCGACCGGCAGCAGATGCAGGCCTCGTCCTCAGTGGACTTCAAGTTCAACGAGGACAAGACCGCCTACCGGATCATCGAGCGGGTCGACGGCAGGCCGTGGATGAACCAGGCCATCACCCCGAAGAACGGTGGCCCGACCCTCTCCCCGTTCGTGCAGATGAACGACGCCAGCTGACTGGTGCCGGCCGGGCGCGGCATTCACACCCCGCGCCCGGCCCGGTCTCGGCCGTGGCAATCAACCCCCACAGAGAGAAGGCATCACCATGGAAGGTCTGGGCAGGCTGTTCGACCTCGGCCCCGGCATCGTGCCCGTCGACTTGTCCGGGGGCGCCGCCACCGGGAAACGCATCAACATGCAG